GAGTTTGCTTGCGAAAATGCACTAGCCGCTTGATTGTTTGCTGTTGCCGCATTTGTAGTAGCGGTGTTGGCTTGTGCAAAAGCAGAGTTTGATATGCTTCTGGCAAGTGGATCAATTTGAGTATCACTTACTATAGTGTTAGCAAAATCATAAGCAGACTGTGCTAGAGTTGTGGCTGTGTTTGCTTTAGAGAATGCACTAGCGGCTTGATTGTTAGCAGTAGCGGCATTTGTAGTAGCAGTATTAGCTTGGCTGTATGCATTGTTTGATGTAGACCAAATTAAATCAACTGTTGTATTAACTGCATATCCAGTTAAGTTTACTGAACCAGATGAACCAACTTCAACCCAAACAGGACTTGACGTATTTCCGAAATTGAAATACATAAGCGCACTATCTGTGTTTGCCCAAAAGTCATTAGAGTTTGCTGTTGCTGGCGCAGTATTCTGTTTGAATGTATACGTCTTAGTGTTAGCTGTATCAAAAGCAAGATTGGCTGTGTACCATGCTGTCGCAGATGATGCGGAATTATTAGCGGCATCATAAGCAGATTGTGCTAGAGTTGTAGCAGTATTTGCTTGTGCATATGCTGTGTTTGCTCTAGTGAATGCGCTGTTAGCTTGACTTCTAGCAAATGGGTCAATCTGTGTGTCGCTTACAATCGTATTGGCAAAGTCGTATGCCGCCTGCGCTTTTACATCAGCATTTGATGCGTTAGTTGTTGCCGTGTTAGCTTGATTGAATGCGCTGTTAGCTTGACTTCTAGCGAATGGATCAACCTGAGTATCACTAACAATTGTGTTGGCAAAATCATATGCTGATTGTGCTAGTGTCGTTGCTGTGTTCGCTTTAGAGAATGCAGATGCCGCTTGATTGTTTGCAGTAGCGGCATTAGTAGTAGCAGTATTTGCTGTAGAGAATGCGCTGTTTGCTATTGAACGTGCTAAATCATCTGTTCCAGCCGCACCACCAGTATTTGCTTGTGCAAATGCAGATTGTGCAATGCTGAGTGCTGAGTTTGCTTGTGCATATGCAGGCTCAATGATTGAAGATGCAGATACATTCTCAAATCGTGAGTTTGCTGAGTTATACTTAATTAAATTGTTATTTGCGATGTTAGTTATTTGAACATCGGACAAATTAGATAGTTTTGGACGAAACGATGGACGAACTAAAATGTGTCCATCGCCACCAGCACGTTTCGTAACTGCGGCAACAATAATGTGTAGATTTGGTGCCTGAGGTTCAACTTTAGTTAAACCACCAATGACTGCGGGATTTGCATAAAGAATATCGCCAACAGTATATGCTAATGTGTTTAGTCCATTAATTTTACCAAATACTGTTACATATCCAAATTCATTAAGCGCAAAATTCTGAGTAGCAACACCAATGAACCATTCTGGAATATAGCCAGTAGCCGACATATTGTTTCGTAGACCAATGATATGTTCACCAGTAGCACCACCAAACATAACTGCTTCACCATCAGCAATTGCTTCGCCAGCTTTAATCTTAATGTATTGTTCTTGACCGACTTGTAGTGTAACACCATTCGCCATGCCAATGTCAACAGTTAAGTCTGCGGCATTCCATGCCATTTGTCCAGTTGTTACTGTGTTGGCTGATGTGAGATTGAATGCAAGTGTCGAGGTTGTCATACCACGACTTGTGGTATTGCCTGCTATTGTTACTTGCTGTAACGTACCAACACCACCTGCTGGCGCACTTTGTTCTACGAATTTAAACTTGCTTGTGCTTGCGTCATACGATAAAACATAACCATCTGTGATACTGTCTCTATCAATGTCATCTAAGTAACGTAGATTTACTTCACCAGAACCAGTTGCTTTCCATGCATCGTTTGGACCACTCTTAAGTATAGCCGCATTGACTTTTGTTTTGAATGAGTTAACATCTCTTTGAACATTATCGATGAACTTTTGAAACTTTTCTTCAACAGGTTTTATGTCTCCGTCTTTACCATCCTTACCTGCCAAACCTTGAATACCTTGTGGTCCAATCTCGCCTCTTGGTCCGACTGATCCTTGAATTCCTTGTTTTCCGTCTTGTCCTCGCTCACCTCGTTCACCTCTGTCACCCTTAAGCCCTCGCTCACCTTGAATACCCTGTGCGCCAACTGATCCACTGGGACCAATTGCGCCTGCTTTTCCATCTCTTCCGTCCAGACCATTTTTTCCATCTTCGCCCCTATCGCCTTTCAGCCCTTGCGGACCAATTTCACCAGCAATACCTTGAATGCCCTGCGGACCAACTTCGCCCGTATCACCCTTGTCGCCCTTATCTCCTTTTATCCCAGGCAAGCCTTCAGGCCCGATTTCACCCTGTTGACCAACATCACCTTTTTCACCACGTTCGCCAACATCGCCCTTGTCACCTTTGTCGCCTTTAGGTCCCTGAGCGCCAGTTGCACCAAGGGCTCCACGTGGACCGACTGGACCAGGAACTTGTTCAACGATTACTTCTGTTGTTTTCTTTTCTAGAAGAGATACAAATTCTGTTTTAAGTTTTTGTATCTCTTGTCTTGTGTATGCTACAGATGTTGCAACAGAAACCGCTTCGCTGAGAGTGCCGCTAAGATTAGTTTCCTTCTTTGTCACCTTTAGCCTCTTCAACTAATGTGCCAAAAAATGCAGTCATAGATTTAGCCAATTCTCTTTGGTCTACGTCATCGATTACTCTAGTGTTTTCAGTTTCTTCTTTTTTTACACTTACAACAAGTTGTTGTGGTGGAGGTGCAGGTGGTGCTGTAGATGGCAAATCTTCTGACATAGAATCTTCTCCATCCATGTTTGCTTTGTCTTCTTCCATCTCTTCGTCCATTTGTTTTATATCTTCTTCGCTTTGATGTAAAACATTTTTTCTAATGTAATTAATGGAGAAATACTTGCCAACATATCCGTCAATGTCTGAAAGAAGACCTAATCGATCTTTCATCAATTCAGCATTTTTAAGTTCGCTGAAGTGTGAGTCTGATTGATAGTCATAGCTGATCTCTTCTTTCATTTGTTCCCACTCTTTGCGAGTACAAACGCCCTTAAGAAGAAGCTGTGTCTCAAGCATCTTGTCAAACAAGTGTGAGAATCTTAAACGTAAACGTGAAATGAATTTACCAAACTTTAATTCATCTCTTGTGATTTCAGAAGCACGACCTAAAGAGAATCCATTGTCAGATTCTATGCGAGAAACTGGAACGTTCAATGACTTGAACATCTTCTTTTGAAAGTACAATACATCATCAATTTCACCCAAGTTTTGTCCACCTTGTAGTGTGGTAATCTCAGTACCTTTACCGCCTTCTCTACGTGGCAACCAAAAGTCTTCTAGCATTGTTTGAAATCTTCTGTCATCACGAATTTCACCAGTCTGTGCATCATAGACTAGTTTGTTTTTATACTTCTGCATGATTTCACGCAAGTATTGTTCAGCCTTCATCTTAGGCAAATTACCTACGTCAATGTAAAAGATTCTACGTTCGGGCGCACGGGAGATACGATAGATAACTGTCGCATCTTCAAGCATACGTAATTGATTGAGAGGTTTGATTGCTTTGTGTAGATGAGAAACAATTACTTTGCCATCTTTGTCTGTGATACCCGAGTTGGTGTAACAAACTGAGTCTACTGCAATTTTGATACCTTGTGAACCATCTCTAGCAAATCCTTTATCAGAGTAGATAAAGTATTCGTGATATCGTTGTGTTACGTCTGCTGTTCCAGGACGATTATCGCTTCTTTTGTTTTCACGTACTTTACGAATTTTACGTGGATCAATGTAACGAACTTCTTTCAATCCTGATCTAGGATTCTTTTCGTCAATGACCATGTGGTAATACAATCTACCATCAACATACCATCTACGAAAGATATCATAGCCCTGATTGTTGAAGTCAAGGAGTTTCATAATGTAATGATATTCATCACGAATTTTTTTCTTGATTGATTCTGGTTGTTCAAGTTTATCTAAAATGATTTGAACTGGATAATCACCATCTTCAAAAACTAATGATTCATTCACAATGTCTTCAATCGCCGCATCGCATTCTGGCTGAAGTGCCATCTCACGATACTTCTTGATTAAATCTGCATCTGTTCTAATCTGCCCTTCAAGGTCTAAGTATGTACCATAAACACCACCGCCAGAAATTGCAACGGATGCATCGTCATCGGTAGGTGGAACAAACGATTTTAACTGTTCTGCTTCAACATCATCTTTACCAATCTTATATCCAAAAAGTTTTATCGCCATATTTGAGTCTCTCTAAAAAAAATGGGGGCCGTAATAGCCCCCATTGTTTGACAACTATTACGCAATTATTTATGTTGCGTAAAATTCATTATTTAATTCTTTTTTATGATCCTGTTCCTGCCGAAGGTTCAGCATTTCCAACACCAACATCAAGATAGTGATATTGGAATGTAACAGTAAATTCTTGAACTGCATCTGTAGTATCGTAAGACAAGTCAATAGCAGAAACGTCAGTCGGAAATGCATCAAACAACTTATATACTCTAGCAACTGTGCCATCAGGTTTTAACTGATTAACAGTAATAGTGGAACGATATGAATCCGTGCCTTCTCTTAATGCTTGTTCTCCATCGACATTGACGATTGTGTTTAGCCAATTATCAAAAGATTTACGAATGTTTTGAGAGTCATCGTTGATAAATGTTGCTGTCCAGTCTGCGTATGTTCTATCGCCAGGAATTTTAATTCGTCTTCCTCTGAATGGAACTTCAATAACACCTAACGTAAATGCTGGAATAGCACCAGATTTACACAAAATAGGAAAATCAATTAGATTAACGCCAGTTATTGTTTCTTCAAGTCCAATTTCCATACGAAATAAATTTGCTTTTGATCCACCATTTAGTTTTTCTCTAAATGTGTCAATACTGAAAAAATTTGCGGTTGCCATTTTTTATTCCTTATTCGAATGTAAAGTAGTCGTATGACCAAGTTACAGTAAACTCTTCAAGAGTATCTGTAGAGTCATAAGACAAATCAATAGTGCTGATATCTTGTGGCCAACAGTTGACTAGCGTATATGTATAAACAACATCGCCTGCTTGATTGAGTTGTTCAACTGAAATAGTAGAGAAGTCTGTTGCGCTTCCACCAGTTCTGGCTTTGGAAGTTTCTGAATTATAATCAGTAGTTCCATATTCTCTCTGCAAATCTTCTAATGCTTCTCTAATCGTGTGATTAGAATCATTGATGACTGTTGTTGTCCAGTCAGCAAATGTTCTATCTCCAGCCGCTTTGAATCTTCTGCCCGCTGAAAATGGAACTTCGATGATGCCTAAAGTTGATCCCGGCAGCTGGGCTGCCTTGCACAAGTAACTAAAGTCATCATCTCTATCGGTATCAGCTAATCCTGTTAAGGTAACTCTAAACAAATTTGAACGGGCGCCCGTATTAAGAGCGTCCTTCAAATTCTGAATTGTTGTAATTGCCATATAATTCTCCTTGTTTATTCTCTATTATTTATGCGGCAATTTCAGCAAATGTAGCGGTACCTCTTACAGAGACAAAGTTAAGTTGAATGAAGTTAACAGAACGGATTGGTTGTACGAAAATATCGCAAACGAATTCGTTAGAATTTACTACATCTTCTGGATTATTTGTTGCGTCACAAACAACTCTGAATGCTGTAATACCTCTTCTAGACTGAACGCTTCTCAAGTAAGGAACAACTAGACTTACGAAACCACTTCTTGTTGTTTCATCATTTTGGTCAAACAATACAT